CTTGCCAACGATAGTATGGAAACACCCAGACTACATGCAAAATATTTGCAATTATATAATGAATTTAAACTTATGCTCTCAGATGCAGAGACTAAGTACGTCAAATTATATAAAGAGAAGTGGTTATATTATAACGGTAAGGCACCTGCCACAGTATATGCAGAGAAACCTTTTGATCTTAAAGTATTGAAGGGTGATCTTGATATGTTCATTGATAGTGATGAGGATGTATGCCGAGCCAAACAGAAAAAAGACTACCTAGAAACTTGTATAAATTCTATTGATAGGATACTTAAACAGATCGACGCACGTGGGTTTGCTATTAAGAATACTATTGAGATTGTCAAGTATTATGGTATTAGATGAATTACGGAAAACTATATCAAGTTGCCGAGTTTAAAGACGAGACAGTTGATAAAATTAATGAAATCATATCATCTAGTAAATTGACATGGGAAACAGGTGTACTCCAAAACAATGAGTTATCAGAAACTAGAAAGACTGATATCGCATGGTTAGATGATCCAGAGTTACTTGAAGGGATGTTGTCTATGGCACTAGAAATCAACCATGTATGTGGTTGGAATCTTAATATAGATTCAGTAGAGCCAATACAACTAGGACACTACGGTGTAGGTGGTTTTTATGACTGGCATTTAGATCAGCATAATACTATTACTAATCCTAAAGGTACCATAAGAAAGATCAGCATGTCATATATGTTGAATGATGATTATGAAGGTGGTGAATTAGATATAGAAGTAAGAAAACCAGGTGATAAGGGTGGTCGTCCTCGCTACGACACATTCAAACCCCAGCCTGGTGTTTCTGTATTCTTTGAATCCACTGCATACCATAGAGTAAGACCTGTAACCCAAGGAACACGTAAATCATTGGTGGCTTGGTTTAATGGACCTCCGTATAAGTAAGAAGAATGAGGTATATCTTAAGGTAGAAGGTGAGCAACATCTCCATAAGGAGTTGAGTGAGCACTTTTGCTTTGATGTACCACACGCAAAGTTTACACCAGCATTTAAACGCAGAGTCTGGGACGGTAAGATACGTTTGTATTCTCCTGGTACTGGTGAGTTATATGTTGGTCTCTATGATTATCTTACAGAGTATCTCGATCAGAAAGGCTACAGATATGAGGTCATCGAAGATAAATATTTTGGTAGACCAGACGAGGTAGATGAGCATGTTACACCTGAAGGCACAGCAGCTTTTATTCGTGCTCTTAGGCTTCCATTTAGAATCAGGGATTACCAGCTCCGAGGAGTTTACCAAGCGATTAAATTTCGTCGCAAACTTCTACTATCCCCCACGGGATCGGGAAAGTCCCTCATCATCTACTCCCTAGTAAGGTGGCACTTACTTAAGAAGAGGGAGATATTAATCATTGTTCCTACTATCTCTCTTGTAGAACAATTGTATAAGGATTTTATAGATTATGGTTGGAATGTCGGGCATTATTGTCACAAGATAGTTGGTGGAGAAGATAAGTATGTTGATAATCCAGTCGTTATTAGCACTTGGCAGAGCATTTATAAGGAACCCAAGAAGTTCTTTGAACGTTTTGATGTCATTATCGGGGATGAAGCACATCTGTATAAAGCTAAATCACTCACAGGTATCCTTACGAAGTGCCATGATGCGAAGTATAGGGTTGGATTAACAGGTACTCTAGATGGTATGGAGACACACCAGTTAGTCCTTGAAGGACTATTTGGTAGGGTTGATAGGGTAACGAAAACCGTAGACCTAATGAAGGAGGGACATCTCACACCTCTTAAGGTGAGGATAGTACTACTCAAACATGGTTGGGTACCCTTCGATTACTATCAACAGGAGATGGAATATCTATGTATGCACACCAAACGTAGTAATTTTATCACAAATCTGGCACTAGATCTACAGGGTAACACTCTGGTACTCTTTAATTACATAGAGAAACACGGAGAACCACTGTGGGAAATGCTAAATAGTAAAGTAAATAAGGACCGCAAGGTCTTTTTTATTCATGGTGGTGTAGATGCTGTTGAAAGGGAAGAGGCTCGTAACATTTGCGAAACTCAAAAAGATGCTATAATATTAGCATCATACGGAACTTTCTCAACTGGTATCAACATTCGTAACCTACACAATGTTATCTTCGCATCTCCTAGTAAGTCTAGGGTAAGGAATCTCCAGTCGATTGGTAGAGTATTAAGGAAGGGTGACAATAAAGCACAGGCAATATTATATGATATTGCTGATGACTGCTCTAAAGGTACCCAATACAACTATACCTACAAGCACCTCGTAGAGAGGATGAAAATATATGATGAAGAGAGTTTTGATTATGAGATAACTAAAGTCAACTTAAAGAAATGACTATCAATTATATTAAACATGAGCAAGAATTTTATGGTGTGATAAAGCTGAGGTCTGGTGAAACCATCCTCGGTTCAATGATAGCGTCTGAAGATGATAGGTTACCTGGCATAACACAATTCTTTGTGTCAGATCCTGCTACACCTCAGACACATCAAGTTGAGAAGGAAGGACAAGCAGGACTAGCAGTAGGTTTAATAAAGTGGATGATGTTTTCTGATGAAGATTTTTATATGATATCTGAAGAAGATGTTTGCACTGTTGCACCTATGTCTATGGAATCCGTACTCATGTATAAACTATGGGTAAGGAAAGAGAAGGGTGGTAATAAAACTGATATAGAAATTCCAGTCAATCCTGGAATGGGATATGTAGGTAAGGTATCTGATGCGAGAAAGAAGTTAGAAGACTTCTGGAAACGTACTCAAGCTTGACACCATTACCTTAATCAAATATAATGAATTCAGGTGAGTTAATCATATGGCAAATGTAATGGCTTCTAGAAGGAAACAACATTACGTTGATAACAAAAAGTTCCTGGAAGAGATTACAAAGTATCGTCAGGAAGTTGATTCAGCGAAATTAAATGATCTACCAAAACCACGAATAACGCATTACTTAGCGGAGTGTTTTTTAAAGATCGCAACACACTTAAGTTACAGACCTAACTTTATCAATTACATGTTCAAAGAGGACATGATATCAGATGGAGTTGAAAACTGTGTCCAGTATATTGATAACTTTGATCCCGCTAAGTCAAAGAATCCTTTCGCATATTTTACACAAATAATTTACTACGCTTTTCTCAGACGTATTGCAAAAGAGAAAAGGCAGATGGATATAAGAGACAAATTAATTGAGAAGAGTGGGTATGAGCAAGTCTTCCACTCAGATAATAACGATGATCATTCTGAGATGAATAGCATCAAAGGTCGTATCGAAACAAATATGCGTCAGTGAATTTATTTTCTATACCTGTATACAAAGGGCACCTCGATCAGTCCTTTAATATACCTGACATGTGGAGTGGTTTAAGTAAAGGAGTCTGGTCTGGTGAGACTGGGTACACTACTGCACAATCTGATCTAATGTTATGGGAGAGTTTCCCAGAGGTCGAAGATTTAATCAATGCATTGTTTCCCTATGTTGCTGATTACTGGGACAATGATTTAAAATATGAGAAGGCAGAGTTAAGACCATCTTCAGCATGGGCTAACTGGCATGAGGTAGGAGATTATACAGCAGAGCATTCACATGCAGCAGGTGCTAGACAGACCCATGTTGCAGCAGTATATTATATTGAGAAGAAGCCATCGGTAGGAGATATAGAATTAATAAACCCATTGGATTATATTCATAGGTTAACCCCCCTTGCCAAAACACCAGGGGATATGCTAATGTCAGAAAGTATCAGCTGTGTCACTGGAGATTTCCTTTTATTCCCAGGATGGATGCGACATCGGACACAGCCTGCTACAACAACTAGAAAAGCCATAAGCATAAACTTCAACGGATATCTATGAAAGTCTTACTGATAACTGATCAGCATTTCGGTGTGAGAAATGACAATCAGCATTACGTTGAGAGATATAGAAAGTTTTATACTGAGAAGGTACTACCTACCATTGATAAGGAAGGTATTACTGAAGTATTATGTCTAGGTGACACCTTTGATAGAAGAAAGGGTGTTAACTTCTCTTCACTGGAAGCAGCAAAGGAGATGTGGTTTAGACCTCTACAAGATAGGGGTATAAAAATGACAATGCTGATAGGAAATCATGACATCTATTTCAAGAATACTCTCCGTGTTAATTCTCCTGAGCTTCTCCTTGGGGAGTTTGATAATATTGAGATCATTTATTGTCCAGGTGAGAGGCTTATAGGTGGTAAGAAGATGATGCTGATCCCTTGGATCTGTGAAGAGAATAGAGAGGCATCATGGGAAGCAATTAACGATACAGATGCTGATTACTGTATGGGACATTTTGAATTGAATGGATTCGATCCCATACCTGGATATACTATGACACATGGTGATGATCCTAATGCATTTAAAAAATTTAAAATGGTATGCACTGGACATTTCCATTGCAAGAGTACTAAAGCAAACATTAGTTACCTAGGTAACCCATGTCAATTATATTGGAATGATTACGGTCAAGATCGTGGGTTTCACATACTAAATACTGATACATATAAATTAAAATTCTATAAGAATCCTTACAATACATTTACAAAGATCTATTATAATGATGATATAGCTTTGTCACCTGTGGCAATCAAAAAACTTGAAGGACAATATGTTAAATTGATAGTTGAATCAAAACTAGATCAAGTTAAATTTGATAGCATAGTACGCAGACTACAAGCTGCTGACCTAGCAGACCTCAAGATCATTGAGGATAACTCATATGAATTGGATGATGTTGATGATGATGTAGAAGTAGAAGATACATTGAGCATACTAGAGCAATGTGTTTCCGACTTTGATAATAGTCATGATATATTTAAAATATTAAAGTCACTTTATATGGAGGCATCTGAAGTATGAACAACCCCATGTTTGTCTTACTTGACAAGAGAACTGGCGGTGTATATGCTGTGAGAGATGATGACCGTAAGGAAAGAGTAGTTCAAATATTCCTTGACAAGGGAGATGCGGTACGTTATTATGATATGCTGTTGGCAGATGATTATCCTAGAAAACTATCGGTAACAGAGATAGAAGAGGAGCAAGTCAAAGAAAACTGCACAATGCATGGATATGCTTTTAGCATTATCACACCAGATGAATTAGTTGTACCGCCACCACAGGATGAATGATCGTATTTGATGATATTCGTTGGAAGAATTTCTTATCGACAGGAAACTCTTTCACTCATGTGAAAATTACAGACTCACAATCGCACCTAGTAGTTGGTGCAAATGGTGCAGGGAAGTCTACAATGTTAGATGCCCTGTGCTTTGTTTTGTTCAACAAACCATTCAGGAAGATTAGTAAGAGTCAGTTGGTAAATAGTATCAATGAAAGAGAGACGGTAGTAGAGATAGACTTTAGGATTGGTGGAGTACAGTATAAAGTTATTAGAGGTATCAAACCAAATGTATTTGAGATTCATAGAAACGGTAAACTACTTGACCAAGACGCTGCTTCCAAAGATCAGCAGAAGTACCTTGAGCAATCAATACTTAAATTCAACTTCAAGAGTTTCACACAGGTCGTCATCCTTGGTTCATCCACATTTGTCCCATTCATGCAACTCGGAGCAAGTGTCAGGAGAGAAGTTATCGAAGATCTATTGGATATCCAGATCTTCTCAAGGATGAATAACATCCTTAAGGATCGTATGAAAGATGCGAGAGAGACCCTTAAGGACTGTGAGCATGACCTAGCGATGTCAGAGAGGAGTTTGGAGTTACAACGGAAGACTATCTCTAACATGGAAAAGATGAGTGGGTCTCATAAAGCGAAGATGGAGAGGAGAATAGGTGAAATTAATACTCGAATGGAAGAGAACCATGACGAGGTTGATGAATTTACTAAGAAGATCTCTCGAATGCAAGACATACAGAAAGAGTATGATGAGATGAGAGATATGAGGGTTAAGATTCAGAGTAATTTAGACAAGGCAGAGAGAGATTTAAAATTTTATTGGGAGAATGACTCGTGTCCCACTTGTAATCAGGTAGTAGCAGATAAAACTGCGATGATAGAGGGAGCACAAGGCAGACAGAAAAGATTTATTGAAGGTTTAAATGTTATAACTGATGCACTTAACAGAGGAAATAGTCAGATAAAGGAATTAAAGTCATATGCAGATAAGATAAACGCTAATAACCATGAGTTTAAGTCTCTTCAGGATGAAATGAATAGGTTATTAATGGATGTCAATAAAGAGACACCTAATATTGATGCTGAGAAGGTATTATTAGAGCAATATGAGGGAAAACATAATGATATTGCAAGCAATTGTGCTGAAGTACATAAGGATCATGATAATTTGAAGGTAGTTGGTACATTATTGAGGGATTCTGGTATCAAATCTAAGATTATTAGCAAGTTTGTACCCATTATTAACAAATCTATCAATAAATACTTACAATCTATGGATACTTACTTCAATTTCACCCTTGATGAGGAGTTTAATGAAGTAATTCGATCAAGATATCGTGATGCTTTCTCTTATGCATCCTTTTCAGAGGGTGAGAAGCAGAAAATTGACCTAGCACTCTTGTTTACATGGAGAGACATAGCAAAACTCAAGAATAGTGCTAGTACTAACCTACTAATACTGGATGAGGTGTTTGATTCTTCATTGGATGACCAAGCAACTGACGAATTACTCAAGATTCTAAGGGGATTGGGTGAGAATGTTAATTTATTTGTCATTTCTCACAAAGGGGAGCTACTTCTTGATAAATTTGAGAAAACCCTACGCTTTGAGAAGGCCAATGATTTTTCCAAACTGGCAGCATCATAGTAAGAAGGATGCTAAACGTACATTAAAACCGCAAGCACTGCGGTCTGCACGTGAGAGACGCAGACAGTTGAAAAAGCGTCTACTTAACCCTCCCAAGCGGAGGGTTTCCTATTATAATGTGTATATACACGCAAGGGACTATGCAAAACCAAGAAGTTAAAGGGACTCTCGCCAAGTTGTTGGCAACAGAAAATATAATTGTGGAGCATAGGAAATGCGAGACAGCACAATTCGATGTTGATAAGAGAGTATTGACCCTACCTCTCTGGGATGCATCAGATAGAGTTTATAACATGCTAGTGGGTCATGAAGTAGGTCATGCACTATACACACCCAACGAAGACTGGTCTGAGAAGTACGATCTACCTAAGTCTTATGTTAATGTGACCGAGGATGCACGTATTGAGAAGTTGATGAAGCGTAAGTTTCCTGGTCTTAGTAAGGATTTCTATAAAGGGTACCAAGAACTAAACGATGATGACTTTTTCCAACTAGAAGACGAGGATATTAGCACACTAAACCTTATTGATAGGATCAACCTATACTTTAAGATTGGATCTTATTCAATCATCCCATTTAATGACGCTGAGATGGCACTTAGAGACGCTACAGGGGCGACGGAAACATTCTTGGATGCAATAGAGGTGGCAAAGGCAATTTATGCATATGAAAAACAGAAAAAAGAGGAGGAAAAGCTTGCTAATATCGGTCTTAAGGACGCTACAGAGGGGCTCAATCTCGATCAAAATGAAGGACAGTCCACTGGAAACTCAGGTGCGGATGAATCTAAAGAAGGTCAACCACAAAATAAACAAGGTAATCCAGAGGAGGGTGAATCAGAAGAGGCCGAGTCTAATTCTGCAACTGGTAAACAGGGTGGCACAACTTCTGACCTAGAGTCTAGGACTGACGCAGCATTTAACCAAGCAGTTAATGATCTGGTAAAGGACTCAGGTCACTATGAGCCAACATACATGGAGATCGATGATATTGATATTAAGCACCATGTAGTTTCACCTCATAGAATCCATGCTCTAAACAATGAGTTTTGGGGTCATGCTAGATTCACTGATCCAGACTATGAAGCATACCTAGGTAAACCACTTGACTGGACAACAGTTGATAACGAGTACCGTCAGTGGAAGAGACTAAGTGCAAGAGAAGTAAACTATCTTGCTAAAGAGTTTGAGATGAAGAAGGCAGCAACTGCATACTCTAGAGCAACAGTATCTAAGACTGGTGTGTTGGATACTTCTAAGTTGCACACTTATAAGTTCAACGATGATATCTTTAAGAAGGTTACTAACATACCTGAAGGTAAGAATCATGGACTAATCTTCCTACTAGACTGGTCTGGATCTATGGCAGATGATATCCATGACACATACAAGCAACTTCTATCATTGTGTCTCTTCTGTCGTAAGGTTGGAATCCCATTCGATGTATACTCATTCGTTGGTGATGCATCATTCTACCCAGAAGATTTCAATAGAGACAGTTATGAAGAGTGGACTGGTAGAGTAGGCACTCTACACATACCAGAGCATTTCTTCTTGGTTAATCTTCTTAGTAGCACCCTAAACAATAAGCAGTTTGATACTTATGCTAGGGATATCTGGAGAATTACTACCATGTTTGATACCAGATATGGATACAGGTACTCTAGAAGCTTCTCTAATATGACAGATGAGGAGTGGGATAGAAAGATGTCAATCCCTGATGCTATCCCATCACATATGCAACTAGGTGGCACTCCATTGTGTGAAGCACTAGGATGTTTGCAGACAATTATTCCTGATTTCAGGAGAAGAAATGGAGTAGAGAAAGTACACATTAGTATATTGTCTGATGGTGAAGCAGCACATCCTGGTATCTGGATGAAGTCTAACTACAATGGTGACGATAGAATCTTTAGAGGATCAGTACGTTACCAGACACAGATTAGAGACAGAAAGAGTGGAAGAATCCATAAATTCTGTGACTCTGCACCTTTCACTAAGCAGATCTTGAATTATCTTAAAGGTAAGTTTCCAGAGTGTAACTTCCTAGGGTTTAGAATCATTACTCAACGTGAGTTGAGGAGAGTTCTAGATAGAGAATGCAACAATTATGGTTGGGACAAACCTGAATTGAGACAGAAGGGTGCTGCTGCTGTAGACTCAATCATTAGTGGATTCAGAAAGGCTAAATGTGTTGCTGCTCCTGTGTTAGGATACCAAGAGATCTATTTTATTGCATCTTCTGCACTAAATACAGAGGTCGAGTTTGATGTGGACGCTGATGCCACTAAGAATCAGATCAAGAATGCCTTCCAGAAATCTCTGAAGGGTAAGAAGAATAATAAAAAGATACTTTCATCTTTTATTGACCAGATAGCATGAATATATTCGCTGTTGATGAAGAACCAGCACTGGCAGCATTCTCGCTGCCAGATAAGTATGTTGTTAAGATGCCAGTAGAGACCACGCAAATGATTGCGTTGGTCTTTTCTAAGTGGTATTGGAATGTGGGTGTTGTTTTTAAATCAGATGGCACTCCATACAATGTAGAGAAGGGTGCATTCAGAAATCATCCTTGTGTTAAATGGGCAGCAGAGTCTGACGATAATCTACAGTGGTTATTCCAACATGGAATATCATTATGTAATGAATATGAGTCTAGATATGGTAAGAAACATGCATGTGAAAGAAGTATAAGGATGGCAGCATTAACTCAGATGGATAATGGATGCCCTGAAAAGCATACTCCATTCGTTAGAGCAATGCCTGATGTATTGAAGTACGATAATACTATCGATACTATCACTGCATACAGAATGTACCTCTCAACTAAGCCATGGATACTAGAAAACTACAAGCGTGTGCCAGAAAACAAACCGTCATGGCTACCTACACAACCCCTTGATCTTGGGTTATAATAAGTGTATAAACAAACAAAGATCAAATGCCAGCATTAGTAACAGTGACAACTAAAGACCTAAGAGATTATCTAGTAGGTGAATTCGGACTACAAGTTAAGACCGAGCATCTTTTAAAAGCAGTAGACCATTTTAATGTGTCTTATCAGACTGTAACCAAATATCTTAATGAGTTTAAGGTCAAGCGTGGCAAATGGGATCTCACAATGGAAGAAGCTAAGAAGCAACTAGAAAGGACTTTCGAGGTTTCTGAAATACCTGCTAACCTAGTACCTGATAAGGACAATCATTTCGTACCATTTGGTTCATTCCCAGATCTTAAGAAGGTTATCCAGTCTAAGATCTTCTATCCTATCTTCATCACTGGTCTATCAGGTAACGGTAAGACCTTCGGTGTAGAGCAAGCATGTGCTCAAGCAAAGAGGGATCTAATCCGAGTAAACATTACTATTGAAACTGATGAAGACGATCTTATTGGTGGGTTTAGGCTTGTGGATGGGTCTACAGTTTGGCATAACGGACCTGTCATTGAGGCACTTGAGCGTGGCTCAGTACTCCTACTTGACGAAATCGACCTTGCTTCCAATAAGATTCTCTGCCTACAATCAATACTTGAAGGCAAGGGTGTGTTTCTAAAGAAGGTAGGACGTTATGTCCAACCAGCACCTGGTTTCACAGTGGTTGCAACTGCTAACACTAAGGGTAAAGGATCCGAGGACGGTAGATTCATTGGTACTAACGTATTGAATGAAGCATTCCTAGAGAGATTCCCTCTAACCTTTGAGCAAGACTATCCACCTGCTAAGACAGAGATCAGAATGCTCAATAACTATTGTAAAGAGTTAGACTGCTGCGATGATAAGTATATTGCCAACCTTACTAACTGGGCAGAGATCATCCGTAAAACTTTCAAAGATGGTGGAGTGGATGAGGTCATCTCAACACGTAGATTGGTACATATCATCCGTGCTTACAGCATATTCTCTGATAGAGTCAAGGCAATCAAGGTATGTTTGAATCGTTTCGATGATGAAACAAAGCAGTCATTCCTAGAATTGTATGATAAGATTGACAATGAGGTTGACATCGAGAACCTTGACAACATTCTAGCCACATGATAGTATAACTCTATGAAGTATAAAGAAGACGATACGATCAAGGTCGTGCAAGATTATATCTCGCAGACCTATCGATCCCATTACAGTAACGAAGAGAAGGGGGTCCAAACATTGGATCTCCTTGAAGCTATAGGGACAGCAGAGCACTTCTGTCAATCCAATATTATTAAGTATGCTTCACGTTACAGGAAGAAAGGTAAGCATAAGGATGATGTGCTAAAAATCATTCACTATGCTATACTATTGTATTATTTCTCAGGTACCTCGTATCCTGACGACAAACCAGAAAACGTCCCTACACCAGCAGAATTCATAGATTATGACTAGCACTCCAGCATTAGACAATATTCCTCAAGATTTGAGAAGGACTCCCTCAACACAAGGTGAGAAAGATTTTTCTACCAACTTACAACTGTCTAAGAAGACAGTTGATCTGTTGAGAAATTTTAGTACAATTAATAAGTCTATTATTATTGAAGAGGGTAAGTTCCTTCAAACGATGTCGGTGAATAAGAATATCATTGCCATGTCAGATTGCAATGAGTTATTCCCTCGTAAGATGTCCATCTATGACTTACCATTATTCCTAGGAGCACTGTCTCTATTCAAGAGTCCATGGTTGTATTTCCCTGATGATAAAAAAGTTATCATTTATGATGAAGATACAAAGGGTAAGACTACATATTACTACAGTGACCCAGACATCATAGTCACCCCTCCTGACTTTGATATTAATATTCCTGGTAAGGAGTTTCATTTTGATCTTCCGATGCAGGATCTGGAGCAATTGCTTCAAGCAGCAAAAGTATATGGGGTAGAAGACCTATGTCTGTATGGCTATAACGGAGAGTATAGCATTTGCGTAAAGGATAAGAAGAATCAAACCAGTAATGTCTTCTCATTACCAATGAAGAAGGTGACCTTTGAGGATCCTGGTAAGATGACACCAGAGAGACGTAACTTCTGTTATTGTTTCAAGGTAGAGAACCTGAAATTAATTCCAGGTACCTATCATGTAACTGTTAGCAACAAGAGTATTGCTAACTTCTCATCGCTATCACAGTCTGCACTAAACTACTTCGTGGCATTGGAGCCAAACTAAATTATGAGCGACAAACTATTCCTGTGGGTTGAGAAGTATCGTCCTCAATCTGTAGAGGATTGTATTCTTCCAGAGGAAACTAGGAAGATCTTCCAGGGATTTGTAGATCAGGGAGCAATCCCTAATCTACTTCTCTCTGGGGGTGCTGGTGTAGGTAAAACGACGGTAGCTAAGGCATTATGCGAAGAGTTAAAAGTAGATTCATATGTTATAAATGGATCAGATGAGGGTAGATTCCTGGACACTATACGCAATCAGGCAAAGACCTTTGCTTCTACTGTGTCTCTTACTTCTGATTCCAACCACAAGGTTATTATTGTGGATGAGGCAGACAATACAACACCTGACGTTCAATTACTTTTACGAGCGTCGATTGAAGAGTTTCAAAAGAACTGCAGGTTCATCTTTACTTGTAATTATAAAAACAAAATCATAGCACCGTTGCATAGTAGGTGCTCAGTAGTAGACTTTAATGTAAAGGGACAAGATAAGAAGCGGTTAGCAGAGCAATTCTTCCATAGGGTCAAGGTAATACTTGAGATGGAGATGGTTAAGTATGATGAGAAGGTAGTAGCAGAAGTAGTCATGAAGTACTTCCCTGACTTCAGACGTACTCTTAATGAGTTGCAAAGATATTCATCAACTGGTAGTATAGATGCAGGTATTTTAGCATCTTCAAATGAGTTTAGTATAGAGAAGGTCGTTGGTCATCTCCGTAATAAAGAGTTTACTAACATGAAGAAGTGGGTTGCTCAGAATCTGGACAACGAACCACAAGTTATCATGAGAAAGATCTATGATAACCTTTATAACTATTTTGATCCCAAGTCTATCCCAGAGGCAGTGTTGATTATCTCTGAGTATCAATACAAATCTTCATTTGTGGTAGATCAAGAGGTAAATATAGTTGCATTTATGACAGAGTTAATGATGAGGTGTGAATTCAAGTGAATAGCATAGGATTAGAAATAGTATTCTGGACAGTACTAACAATTTACTTGCTGACTAAATTAGGAGTCTTTAAAAAATGAAACCTACTGTTGAGCAAATTGAAAATTGGGAAAAAGAATATCTCTCAATGGCAGATGACCTAACCAGAAGAGAGAAAGAACTCCTTGAGGGTGCTGAGATTAAATCTCATGAAGGTATGGTCTATGGACGTATGTATGCTGACTGGAAGTCAAGAATATGAAACAGAAAGTAGATGAGTTACCACTATTTCCAGTAAGGTGTTGGCAGTTTAGAGCACCATCAGATCTTGTAGATAAGACTGAGGAGATGGCAAGAGGTCTCAACTATAAATGTTATAACAATCCAGGTGGGGTTGGTACTTGTGATGATATTCATGAGTTAGAAGAGTGGCATGACCTTATGGCATGGTTCCAAAGTTGTGTTGACACTCTACATGCACAAGAGAATTGGCATTGTGATCGTTTAGTAATCAATAAAGCATGGGTTAATAGGTCTGATGCTAAGAGTGGTGATAGACACCACCCACATAGACATCCTATGTCATATCTAAGTGGCATATATTATGTCACTGGTGCAACTGAAGCACCAACAGTATTCCTAGATCCACTTGATAAGAGAGAGTGGGCTGGTTTCCATCTGGATGGAGGACCGATAGACAATCAAGTCTTCTATCATGGTGGTAGAGGAGGACTAATACTCTTCCCAAGTTGGTTAGTCCATGCTACAGTAGAGAACTATAGTGATGTGGATAGATATTCCATAGCACTTAACACCTTCCCTACTGGTGACATTAACTTTGGTGGTTGGGATAAACCAATGGCAAAAGTTAAGGTACAGGGGTGGAAGAAGGACATAGGAGCACTGAATCTATCTGAATACAAATGAGAGTAACTGAATCCCATTTATTTCCAGTAAGAATAAGGGAATATTATAAACCAGAAGACGATATACACGACCATTTGATCGAGTATTTTAGTTCATATCCAGCACAACCTAGCAACTTTCCTGAAGGAGTTATAACAAGCAAACCTGATTTGCATAAGTGTGACAATGAACACGTTATCAAGTTAAATTGGTTCTTTCAGGAGGCACTGGCCGAATATAGGACACAGTATCAGTTGTACTGTGATAAACTAGAGATATCAATGGAGTGGTTTAACCTAGCACCTGCTGGTAGTGGGGTAGGACATCCATTACATAGACATCCTATGTCATATTTGAGTGCTGTATACTACCTGACTGAGGGTGCTGATACAGTATTCGAGGATCCTATGACACCAAGGACATCTGATACACTAGATGTATTTCAAGAGTCCCTAATGCAAGCAGAGTATGGCATCAATGCTGCTATTAAAGCTGAGCCAGGTAAACTTATATTGTTTCCCTCTTGGCTAAAACACTATTCTATGCGACAATTGGAGAAGTTTGATAGGTGGACTATCTCATTCAATGCATTCCCTACAGGGAAGGTAAACGTCGGTCCATGGGAAGCACCACAACTACACGTTAAGTTATTATGAAGACACGTAAGACACCATTAAGATATCCTGGAGGAAAGTCTAGGGTTGCTAAGGATTTTATCCCTAGATTTCCTAGAGATATGAAAGAGTATAGAGAACCATTTATTGGTGGTGGATCTGTAGCACTACTCTTCACTCAGATGTTCCCAGACATACCTGTATGGGTTAATGATAAGTATACTTACCTTTATAATTTTTGGATCCATTTACAGAGTGAGGGTGACAGACTTTCGGAAGAGTTGGTAAAGATAAAGGAAGAGCATTCGACAGAAGATAAGGCTAAAGAGTTATTCAAAGATGCTAAGGATAGAATACACAAGGAAGATCCTTATAATCAAGCTGTCCTTTTTTGGGTTCTTAATAAGTGTAGTTACAGTGGACTTACCGAGAATAGTTCCTTCAGTGCAACTGCATCTAGACAGAATTTTACAACACGTGGTGCTAGGTACCTAGCAGAAATCTCTCAGTTGATTAAGAATTGGAAGATCACCAACTTAGATTACTCAGAGGTAATGCAAGCAGATGGTGACAAAGTATTTCTTTTCTTAGATCCACCATATAAGATAGGAACGTATCTGTATGGTAGCAATGCAGAGTTACATAAGAATTTTAAGCATGAAGAATTCATTGAGAGTTGCAATCTATGTAAGCATGATTGGTTTGTCACTTATAATGTTGATGATGACCTGAAGGAAGCATACAAAGATTACTATCAAGAAGAGTTTCAGATCACTTATGGTATGAAACATAGACCAGATAATAAATTAAAGAAAGAATTGTTGGTAGCAAACTATCCTATTAATTCATCTCCACTAGAGCAGTTATATGCATGAGTATCCACTAAAGGATTACCTTAACAGTATCAATCTAAAGCAGGGTGATCTCTCTCAAGATGAGAGAGCAATGAAGAAGTATCCTGCTTTTGTTGTGAACAAATGTCTATCACAATTCATTGACACAGTAATGCATGCCAATGAGATGAATGCATCTTCACATTTAGATAATGATCTTCAATACCAGTACTTTATACATAGTGTTAGGAAATCTAAGAGATTTTCTCCTTGGGATAAGAAGTCTAAAGACTGTGACCTTGACTCTGTGAAAAGATACTATGGTTATAACACTGAGAAAGCTCAGCAAGCGATGAGAGTTTTAACTCAAGACCAAATTGAAGTTATTAAATCTAAATTAGATACTGGAGGCAGACAATGAGTGATGAGATCTCGTGGTCTCAAGACATGATGCTAGAAGTTACCCTTAAGGAACCCGATGACTTTCTCAAAGTGAGAGAGACATTGACTCGTATAGGTGTAGCATCTCGTAAGGAGCGTAAGCTCTATCAGTCTTGTCACATTCTACATAAGCGTGGTAAGTATTACATAGTCCACTTCAAAGAACTCTTTGCACTGGATGGTAAACCTACTAACATTACGTCAAACGATGTACAACGTCGCAATCGTATTGCCAAACTTCTATCTGACTGGGGTCTCGTGGAGATCATTGGATCTGCTGAAGATCTAGCACCCCTTAACCAGATAAAAGTTTTGTCATTTAAGGACAAGTCAGACTGGACTCTTGAATCCAAATATAATATTGGTAAAAAGAAGGTTACGCAGGAGGTGACTTAGTATGGCGAAGGAAAAGGAAGAAGACTTGACAAAAAAAGGAGTCTTTGGTACAATAAAGGACAAAGTATTACCAGATGAGGATGACGCTGCTGCGATATTCTCTACTTTTGT